CACCGAGATTGTAGAACTACAGAAGATCGTGAAGAAGCAAGCACCAGCTTATAAATGGATGTGGTTTGTAGGCGGCGTAGCTCTCGGTGGCGCAACTTACTATGGAATCCAACAGGCGGTTAAATGAGTAATGACCCAGACTACATTGTTAAAGTAGAGCAGGCTATCGCCAAGAAGTATGGTGAAGAAGCCATTCAAAATCCCAAAGCAGATTGGGATGAAGAAAAGGAAAAAGTCTATCTTGAACAGATGCGAGATCTCTACAAGAAACAAAAGAAAAATGATGAAGCCAACGACAAAGTAGAACTAAATGGAATAAAGGTTTCAAGAAAACTACTTAATAGAGAATCCAAAACAGGATGCCCTGTTTGTGGTGCCTTCTCACAATCTACCCGCGATGATGTGTCCCTTGTAAAGTTTAATTGCTGTTACAAGTGTTACATCAAATGGGTAGAAGGAAGAGAAGAACGTTGGCAAAAAGGATGGCGACCAAATGAAAGCTGAAGAATTACGGGCTTTAATCAGAGAAGTTCTTGCGGAGCAAGACGATAAGATGAAGTTAACCGGCTCGAAAACACCCCAAGCCCTTAAGGCAGAAATTCTTGACACGATCAAGAACATTGATTTAAATGTAATAAAATCACAAGAGTTGATGTTTCTTAATCAAATGATTGACAAGATGTTTCAGATGGCTGCGGAGCGCGATCTTGTCAGAGGCAAGACTGTCATTCAAAGAGGGTTCGAGCTTATGAACAAGGGTATACCGAAAGAAGAGCCAGAGCAAACCAATGAAGGTCACCAAATGATAGGCGGCATAGAAGATGATGGTCACGAAGTGGAGATGGCTCTTTCTGATTTACACAAACTGGAGAAATACGCCCCACAGGTCTCCCAACTTGCTTCACAATATTCTGACCTCCCTGGCTGGGTTCAATCAAAGATTACTCTCGCTGCTGACTATTTAGGGAAAGTCTACCACTATTTAGATGGCAAGCACAATAAAGGAATGGAATAATGGCTACAGTTTACGAAATCGTTCAGGGCTTATCACAAGCCGCAGCAAACGCCTACGACGGCGCAATGACTGAAGATGGCGAGCCCATCAAAGCAGGACTAAAGAGAGAAGAGGGCGACCCGCTAATCGATAAGCGAGTGATGGATGGCTTCAATGTTAAGTTCCATGGCAACATAATGCGTCTTTCTTACATGTCAGAGGTAACTCTTAAAGAGGTTTACGCTAACGGTTTCGAGTCTGATGTTGAATCACAGATGGCTGAGATTGTCAAGTTTCTTAAGAAGGAAGCCCGCAAGATTACTGGCTCTACTGTCAAGCTTACCAAAGAAGGCGAAATCGACATTCGCGTTGAGAACTCTTCAAGAGTTCGCTCCTGGGTTACAGCCGTTATGGAGTACAAAGTTGGCGGCATGGAAGAGGTTTCCGTTGTCGGCGAAGCAACCGAAGACAAGCTCGCCGCCGGGTGGCAAAAGTTTATGTCCCAGGGCGGTCTTGGAACACGCCCCCCTAACGATAAGAGACCGGCAAACTCTGGCAAGAAAGAATAAAGAAAGATGAATGCCAAGATTAACGAAAAAGCAAATACTCAAAGAAGTCGTTAAGTGTGGTAAGGATCCTTCCTACTTCCTAAAAAACTATGCCCGCATCTCTCACCCGATGCATGGGCTTATGTTGTTTAAGACCTACGATTATCAGGATGTCTTACTAAACGAATTTAACGACTATCGCTTTAACATTATCAATAAAGGTCGCCAGCTAGGAATCTCAACGATTACGGCTGGCTACATTGTTTGGATGATGTTGTTTCACAGAGACAAAGCCATCCTTGTTATGGCTACCAAGTTTGAAACAGCAGGCAACTTGGTTCGCAAAGTCAAAAACATAATGAAGAACCTTCCTGACTGGATCAGGATTGCTAGCATCACCACCGACAACCGCACATCTTTTGAGTTGTCCAATGGTTCTTCAATCAAGGCTGCCTCAACATCGGGCGACGCTGGTCGCTCTGAGGCTCTGTCCCTGCTTGTTCTTGATGAGGCAGCACACATTGAGGGTCTAGAAGATCTCTGGACTGGTCTCTACCCAACGCTATCTACTGGTGGTCGCTGCATTGCAATTTCGACACCAAATGGTGTTGGCAACTGGTTCCACAAAACTTGCGTAGGTGCCGAGAGCAATGATAATAATTTCAAACTCACGACACTTATGTGGGACGTTCACCCGGAAAGAGATGAAGAATGGTTTAAGAAAGAAACCAAGAACATGTCCAAAAGACAAATCGCACAGGAGTTGGAGTGCAACTTCAATACTTCAGGCGAGACAGTTGTCGATCCATCAGCGATTGAATGGATGATGTCCATGGTAAAAGAGCCAAAGCATAGAACTGGCTTTGATAGAAACTTTTGGATTTGGGAAGAGCACGATCCAACCTGCAATTATCTTATCGCTGCTGACGTTGCAAGAGGCGACGGTGCTGATAGCTCCACATTTCACATTTTAAAATTAGAAACGATGGAGATCATTGGAGAGTATCAGGGCAAACCTACACCCGATCTTTATGCCAACATGCTCAATCAGGTTGGACGAGAGTTCGGCAATGCCATGATGGTAGTTGAGAATAATTCAATCGGTTACACCGTCATAGACAAACTTATAGAGTATGCTTATCCTAATCTTTATTATTCCATTAAGTCTACACATGAATACATCGACCAGCACCTAGGGGAACACCGCACCGGAACTATCGCGGGCTTCTCTACAACAAGCAAGACTAGACCCCTCATTGTTGCTAAGTTAGAAGAGTTTATAAGAAACAAACTAATTAAAACGTATTCTTCACGTTTGGCAAATGAATTTAGAACATTTATTTGGAACAACGGGAAGCCACAAGCAATGCGAGGGTATAACGATGACTTGGTGATGGCTCTTGCGATTTGTTGCTGGGTCAGAGACACGGCAATCCAGTCGAATTCCAGAGACCTTAATTACCAAAAAGCTTTTGTTGACGCTATTATGACTTCCAAAACCACCTTGAACACCCAGATAAGGGGACAAATTGGCTACACAGGAGAAGATCAAACTAGTAAAATGAACGAAGCAAAAAATCTATATTCCCAATATATGTGGATAATAAAGTGAGAAACTAAATGGCACAAAGAAATCCAAAGCAAGGCAAGAATCCAGCAAACAGAGGCTCCCAATTATTTCAGTCTCTTACACGGCTATTTTCGGGACCTATCATTAGCTATCGATCAGAGTCTGGTCGCAAAATTCGTAGACAACATCTTGATAAGTATTCTACAAAATTTAAATCTGCTTCCGGGCAGCAGTTCAAAAAACAAAGTTATAACCCACTGGACACAATTGCAGCAAATGCCATTGCAAACCAAAGGCGTTCAGAGCGCTACATCGACTTTGATCAAATGGAATACACCCCAGAGTTAGCCTCCGCTCTTGACATTTATGCAGACGAGATGACTACATTCTCTGCTCTATCTCCGATGTTAAATATCAAATGTCGCAATGAAGAAATCAAAGCAGTTCTGAATATTTTGTACCATAATGTGATGAGCATCGAGCACAATCTTTTTGGCTGGTGTCGTACGATGTGCAAGTATGGCGATTTCATTTTATATCTTGACATCGACGATAAAATTGGAATCCAATCAACAATTGCTATTCCTCTGCAAGAAATTGAAAGACTTGAAGGTCTAGATGCCACAAATCCGAATTATGTACAATATCAGTGGAACTCTGCTGGAATGACTTTCGAGAACTGGCAGATTGCTCACTTCCGCATTCTTGGCAACGATAAATATTCCCCTTATGGGACCTCTGTTCTTGAGCCAGCCCGACGCATTTGGCGTCAACTAACGCTCATGGAAGACGCGATGATGGCTTACCGCATTGTTCGCTCTTCTGAGCGAAAGGTTTTCAAGATTGATGTGGGCGCTGTCCCACCGCAGGAAGTGGAACAATTTATGCAGAACATTGTAACTAAGCTTAAGCGCCACACGATCGTTGATAAAGACACCGGACGCATCGACCTACGTTACAATCCGATGTCTATCGAAGAAGACTATTACATCCCAGTTCGTGCTGGGTCTGTGACCGACATTCAAAGCCTTGCAGGTGGGCAAAACACAACTGCAATTGACGATGTCAAATACCTTCGTGACAAGCTCTTTTCAGCGATAAAGATTCCACAGGCTTATCTAACGATGGGCGAAGGAGCGCAGGAAGATAAGACCACGCTTGCGACCAAAGACATTCGTTTCGCTCGCACCATTCAAAGATTGCAACGCTCTGTGCTTCATGAACTAGAGAAGATTGGAATTGTCCATCTCTACACTCTTGGCTACAGAGGCGAGGATCTTATAAACTTCAAGCTTGCTCTTAACAACCCAAGCAAGATTGCAGAGCTACAAGAACTCGAACACTGGAAGACCAAGTTTGATATTGCTGCGTCCGCAACAGAAGGCTTCTTTTCTCGTCGCTGGGTTGCCGATAACATCTTTGGCATGTCCCACGAAGAGTTCCTTCGCAACCAGCGCGAAATGTTCTATGATCGCAAACACGATACAGCACTTGAAAGTGTTGCCGAAGCAGCCGCAGGCGGTGGCGAAGGTGGTGGTGACGCCGGAGGTCTTGACCTTGGCGGTGGCGACGAGGGCGGCTTAGATCTTGGTGGCGATGAAGGAGGCGGTGATCTAGACCTCGGTGGCGATGAGGGCGGTGGTGATGAAGGTGGGGGTGACGAAAGCGCACTTCTAGCAGAGCCTCCGGGTTCTCGCAACTCTCCGCGCCTAGCCAAGTCACTTGGCAAGCGCGCAAGAACAGGAGACAAATACACAACCAAGGGCGCAAAGGGTAAAGTTTACCAAAAGGTAGCAACTGACAAAAGACCACAAGGTGCTAGAACTCGCAATTATGCAAGCGTCCCAACGCCCGAAATGAACACCTATCGAACGAACAATCTTGGTGCTTCAGAGCTAAGATCACTATCAAGAGGCATTTATGAAGAGCAAGACCCTAATTACTTGCGAGACCAAGAGGAAGAGCAATCTCTTCTAGAGGTCGATAGTTCAGTTAAAATGCTTATTGAAAGTCTAGAAATAAAGACAACGGAGAACGATAATGAAGAATAAACACAACAAGAAGCGCAACACAGCCTTTGTTTTCGAGGCTTTGGCTCGCGAAGCCACTGTTGCTATCATAAAGGGAGACAACGAAAGAAAAGAAAAAGTTGTCTCTATTGTGCGCAAGCACTTCACTAACGACTCGTTGTTGAAGAAAGATCTTGAATGCTACCGCTCACTCTATGAAAACCAAAATCTAGATGAGCCAACTAGCAAGAAAATCATGGAAGCCGCGTTGGCAGCTAAGCGCCTTATTGATCCAGATGGATTGTTCAAGCAACAGACTGAAATTATAAATGACATCAATAAAGAGCTAGAGCCAAAGACTTTCAATAACTTTGTTCCAAACTATAAGTCACTGGCAACAATAGCTAAGATGTTTAACACAAATTCCCCCAAGCAATCAGTAATGCTTGAATCAAAAATTGTTAAAGGAATGACTGAAACGATTGAGGCTCAAGCCCTTGAGACAATCGATTCACTTACTTTTACTACTTTTACGAAGAAGTTCAACGAAAAGTACGGAAACTCCTTATTAGAAGAGCAAAAGAATCTTCTAAACAATTACATTTCATCATTCTCCCACGATGATCTTGAGACCAAAATCTACCTCAACAGAGAACTTGGTAGATTAAAGCAGTCACTATCTGAGGCAGTCAGCGCAGAAGAAATTGCAAATGACCCTGAGATGATTCGCAAGACAAATGCCGTGAGAGAAAAGCTTGACAACTTATCGAAAGAAACAAGCTTAAACGAATCTACCCTGTTGACTATCTTAAAGACGCAGGAGTTAGTAAAGGAAATCTACGACGATGCCAGTAACAGTTAGAATTGTCCCAATCCCAGAACCAGTTAAGGTTACAATAAAGCCGAAATCACCCCCTCCTACTGTAACACTTGAGCTTGACATCCGTAAGTCGCTCAGTGGTGATCTCATGATCTTTGATCATAACGACCTAGACATTGTTCTTTCTGGCAAAGACAAAAAAATTACTGCATTTCCAAAGCAGACAATGACCGACTTCACCTACGGAGCACAGAATAGATTATTTGCACACCTAGCTCGCAAAGGCATTGTTATGCCAGAGTCAATCCAGGGTGGCTCTTATTATGGTGCCATGGAAGCACAGCTACAAGAAGTCGCAGATGGTAAGTTAAACGCTGCCAAATTTGCCCTTGTAAGCATCGAAAAGTTTATCAAAGAAGAGAAACCTTACTATGATAATGTTGAGACAATTGTAGCCGGCGTTGAAGATGAATACACTGACCCTGATAAGACCGATTCAACAGAACTCGGCGAAGTCCCGCAACGCGACGAACAGGGCTCCATTCGCCCTGGCTATGGTAGAGGAAACTCTTACACCATGTCTTACATGTACACAATCTAGGAGCCCGTTATGTCAAAAAAAATGAAAGTCATAATGGAAAGCTGGGACAAATTTGTTTTGCAAGAGGCTCCTCTTGAGACAGTCGGAGATCTAAGAAAGCTTATTAAAACTCATCGTGCAGCAGAGGCTGGCAAGGAATTGGGCAAGAAAGCTGCTGAAGCAGCAATAGAGCAAATCCCAGTTGTTAGCAACATCTTTTCGCTTTGGAAAGGCGCCCAAGATGCCAAAGAAATTGTAGGCAAGCTATACGGTGCTGAAGATTCTTTTAAATCAGCGACCGGCTTAGACAGGCTAAATGTCGATGATGATGTGTCTAGGATTGTAGATGATCCGATTGAGGTGGCATTTATCAATGATCTACTGAAAGCAATGGAAGATATGGATGATCTAGCCCCCATTCCAGATGTCAATGATGAGCTTCAAAAATACTTAGCTGACAAATTTAACAGCAATCAGGTCAAGAAGTAAATGGAACTTCTATTATTCGTCCTCATAGCCTACGGACTAACACAAATTTTAGTCTATAGCGACATGCCCGTAATAAAAAAACTAAGACCTCACAAGGAATCCTACAAGGGTTATGGCAAGGTTTTTCACTGCCCCATGTGCATGGGCTTTCACGTCGGTTGGTTTTTGCTCCTGCTTTCTCCTTGGACCGAACTATTTACGTTTGACGCCACAATAGTCAATGCTTTTCTATTTGGTTGTCTTTCATCTGCAACATCTTATGTTCTAAACATGGTGTTCTCAGATGAAGGAATTCAAATAAAGCATAATTACAAGCATGACAATTTTTTCACAGAGGAATAAAAAATGAAAATCACCAAAGAAACACTAAAGCAAATAATTAAAGAAGAGTTTGAGGCAATGCAAGGTGCAGAACTTGCAGAGGACGACGATCCCTACGGACAAAAAGGTGTCACACCATCCAATGTTACCCTTGAAATGACTAGAGACTTAAACAATGCTCTCTATAATTTTATTGTAGGTTATAAGAAAGATGGCTATGATGTCTTCAGAGTAGTCGAGATGGTTGACTCCATGGTAAAGCGCGCCGCCGAAATGGCAGAGAAGGCTTAATGAACAACTTTCTACTATCTAAATGGGGACTACAACCAGTACGTCGTTGCTGTAAGGGCTCCTAACTCGCGCGGGTAACGCCCGCCCAAAGGAATAAAAAAATGAAACTTATAATGGAAAACTGGAACAATTTTGTTAACGAGGAAGAGGAACTTGATGAGGGCTTTTTCGATCAGCTTACCAGCTATGCTAAAGGCAAATCTTCATCACCAAAGGACGCTGCTCCTCAAAATGTTGTCGCCGCTGGAGCGATGAAAAAAATTGAAAAGGCAATGCCTGCCTTGATTCAAAAACTGGAAAGATTAAAGGCTATTATTGATCAGGATACCGGCGCCGGAAAAAGCGGGCTGCTTGGGTCTACCCTCGATGATGAGATCAAGATGTTATCCGCGCTATCATCCAAGATGGGGATTAATGAGGGAATTCTAGATAGAGCCAAAGAGATTGGCTCCAACATCAAAGGAGCGGTAAAAGGCGCTATGGGTAGAAGGAAAGACGCAGTAACAAAAGCGATTTATGATGTTAGAAAAACGATAAACGCTATCTCAAAAATTGTTCCCGGTGGCGAGCAGGACTTGATCAGCGTTCTACAGAAAGTAAATGATAAGGTGGTCAAAATCCAGACGCACTACAGCAAGCAAGGCAGGAAGACTTATGGAAGCTCTTGAATCTACAGGAATATTAAAATGAAACTACTACGAGAATACTACGAACTATGTGAAGGTGGTGTCTGCCAAGACCTGCTTACCGAAGATGAGAAGCGTTTTGTCGCCTCCGGCGGCATGTATCTAACTGGCAAACTACAACAAGCCGACACTCAAAATGGTAATGGAAGAGTTTATCCCCTTGTGGTTCTCATGCGCGAGGTTGAGAACTACACAAAGCTTGTAAAAGAAAATAGAGCACTTGGGGAATTAGACCACCCAGATGATTCTGTTATTAATCTCAAAAATGCTTCTCACCTTGTTACATCTATTTGGATGGACGGAGACACTGTTATGGGCAAGGTAAAAGTCCTTGATACGCCATCTGGCAAAGTTCTCAAGTCTCTTGTAGAGTCAGGCGTTAAGCTTGGCATCTCTTCTCGCGGCATGGGTTCAGTAGAGAACAGAAACGGACAAACAATTGTTCAAGACGATTTTCAGCTTATCTGCTTCGACTTTGTTTCAGAGCCATCAACACCTGAAGCCTTTATGGTTAAAGAAGCAAAAGAGTTCAACAACAAAGTGTTTACGAAAGCAGATCGCATTAACAGATTACTCAACGAAGTATTGAAGGAACAATGAACAAATCACAACTCAAGAAGCTAATCAAGCCAGTCGTAAAAGAGTGCATCCAAGAAGTCCTCATAGAAGAGGGTCTTCTTACTGAGGTTGTGTCTCAAGTTACAGCCGGCTTAGCTAAGCAGCCAATTGTAGAAAACAAGCCAAAGAAAATAACCAACAACCTATTTAATGAAGACTTGCAAATGCAACGCAAGTCCCGAGAGGCGAACAAGAAACTACAAGAGCATCGCAGAAAGTTGCTAGACTCAATTGGTGAAGGTGCCTACAACGGCGTAGATTTGTTTGAGGGCACCGAGCCCATGAAAAACTCATCATCGCCCGGCGGCGCACACAGACCAGATGTCCTCGGCGACGATCCCAACGATGCAGGCGTAGATATCTCTTCCCTCATGGGACAAGCAGGCAAAGTTTGGCAAGCCATTAAATAGGAATAACAATGAGCAGAAGAAAGGGCGCTAACGTTGCTGTAAAGGCAAGAGAGTGTCGTGGGAACCACGACAAGATGATCCGCAAGTTTATCAAGAAGTGCAAAAAAGCCAAGATAATAGAGCAGATTAGAGATAGAAGATATTTTAAAAAACCTTCCGATGCAAAGCGCCACGCAAAGCAGGCAGCAATTCGCAGACAGAAGCGCGATGTTGCCAAGCAAAAGGCTAAAGAGGCACGCCGCGAAAGAAATAGTTGAGACTATTTATTTACGACTATGTAAAAACGGAGGTTTCTTATGTCTAACTTTATCAAGTCCTACCAAGCGAATGTAGGACTTAACCACACACCAGCTTATCAGGTCTCAGGACAGCCTTTCGCAAAGGGTGCGATTAACGCTGCTTCGTCAACCCAAACAGTTAATTTTCCTTATGTCACAAGATGGGTTGTGGTTAACAACAATAGCAGTACAGTTTTAAAAGTTGGCTTTTCTACAAGGGGCGTCGCTGCCACAGATTATTTTGATGTTTTACCCAACTCATCAAGCCCTAGACTAGAAGTAAAAGTAAGCCAAATTTTTCTTAATGGTGGCGCAGGAGCCACTGTCTCAGTTGTTGCCGGTCTAACTTCAATTCCATCTACTCGCGTTGACACTGCCCTCGGCACAAGTTGGTCAGGCTCTTCTGGGGTGGGCTGATAGATGGCTCAATTCGGATGGGCATATGTCAACTGTAGTGATCTTGTCGGCGCAGACGGAGGCATTCGCTATGTCTCTAGCTCTGCGGTTACGGCATCTTCAACTTTTACCTATGATGTGAACGCTGGCAGAGTAACTCTGTTGGGCAGCATGAACATTGTCGGAACCTTGACAGCTAGCTCTTTCGTTGTAGATCAGACCGATGTGGTTTCAGGTTCTACTATTTTTGGTAATAGCACCGACGACACTCACAAGATGACAGGTTCGCTTTCTGTGGGCGCTTCCGCAAGCGCACCAATTTTCAGAGTAGACCCATTTACGAGCCAATCAATCACGACCGGCTTCAAAGTCTCTTACTTGTCTG